GGCGGCGAGACGTGTGGTACCGGCGATGCCGGTCACGCACCTTATCTCGTTCCCGCTTATATGGGTGAGCATTCCTGTTTCGATGAGACACATCCCGGTCCTCCCTATAATACAGGTGGGCCACTCTTGGTAAAGAAAAAGAAAGTCTTTATCAAGCGGTTGGCCCACATGTATGCTTACATCGGTATTCCGGCTTTTTTCGACGGAAAGATGTACATTCAACCGTACATCCCTTCGCCTGAACCAACGCCCACCAACCTTATCGGTTGGGGAGCCAAGGGATATAACCGGACTATACCCACACATCCAGTTTATCAGCTGGGTGTCTCGATAGGCGAACTTAAAGACCTACCCGGTCTGGTTTCCCAGACTAAGGCGGGTTGGCGCGCACTGCAGGGTCTCGATAAGGCTTTAGCCTCCGGAACTTCTACGATGCGCGATTTCATTAAGCGTCTAAAAAGCCTACCTAAGGATGCCGGCGATTCCTATTTGTACGGCGCTTTCGGGCTAATCCCTATGTGGCAGGATCTCTCTTTTCTGTATAAGATGAGGGAGAAACTGGACAAAAAGATTGCCTGGTTGCGTCGGCACAATGGAAAAGCCGTCCGCCGTAAAGTAACGCTAAACGAGTATGGATTTTCAGAAGGTATTTCGAGGATCGTTCCTCGAGTAGCTACTGTTGGTCCAGCCTTGCATACGGAACTTTATGGTCCTGGGTGGGGTGATGTATTACCATTCGACGTTATCAAGACTTACAATCAGAAGATATGGTTTGCGGCAAAATACCGCTACTATATCCCTGAGTTAGTCAATGATCCAAGAATTAAACCACCTTCTTATGGTTTGATGGCGGATCTTCTTGGTATTGCCCCGGACGTTGGCATTTTGTATAAACTTGTGCCATGGTCGTGGCTTGCCGATTGGTTTACTTCGGTGGGAGCGGCCCTTTCGAACGTGTATGGACTCGCTAAATACGGTATTGTGGCTGAGTACGCATATGTAATGTGTCGTGAGACATTTACATATGAGTCACCTGGCGACATTACTATGTATCAAGGGGTCCAGACTGGGTTCGTTTGGAAGCCAAGTCAGGCTCGCAGACAGAACGGCGTAAGCCGCACTATCTACGAGTTTCGACAACGGGAGGTAGCAAACCCTTACGGGTTTGGCATCACTTATGCGTCTCTATCGGCGTATCAGTGGAGCATCCTTGCTGCATTAGGTCTTTCGAGGGGCAGTAAACATTCTGCCCCCCGGACGTAATAAGGAAGTTACGAGAACTTCCCAACAACAAGAAGAAAGGACTACCATGTTCGCAGATCCCATCTCTATTTCGGTAGGGCAAACTAATGCCATTTCCGGAGGGACCGCAAAGTCTATGGCCCGAATTCGGACCGATGGCTATGCGTCGGAGTATTCGACGTCGGACGCTCTCTACACGGCCAAGATCACGCATACGCGTGGTTCTCGGACTCGTTCAGAGGCTCGTCTCGATTTCTTTACTCCTTACACAGATCCATCGACCGGCCTGACCAAAACTGTGTCAGCTAGCGCTTATGTCGTCTTGAACCGGCCTACTGCGGGATTCACTTCCACGCAGTTGACTGATATCTTGACTGGCATTTGTGGCTATATGTCACAGTCGGCCAACATGACGAAATTTCTCGCACTCGAGTCTTGACCTATGATGGTCAAGCTCACTTGTGCGTTCGTCACGTGGACGGACTTTACGAGTTGCCTGCAATCTAAAATGCAGACTATCTGGGAACATGTTAGGCTAGTGATTGAAACCCTTCTCTCTTAACTGAGATGGAGCATCAATGAAAAGCCTAGACATCCTTCTTTCGATACTCGATGAAGCACATCTTAACACTTGTGCTAGTATGTCTCGTGACAGAGTAACAATACTGTCACGATACGAAAACGAAGGTTTTGCCTTCTTAGGCATTACCCTTCCACTGTTCGGTGAGTGGCTTGAACAAAGCTTACAAACCGGGCAGATGGCGACCTCGATTTACGCAAGGTTTCGAAAGAGACCTAAACATAAATCCGTCTTACCATGTTTCTTACATGGGTTGACGAGTCGTGTTTTCGACTCTGAGACTGGATCGCTTTTGGCGCATCCAGACCCGATTGCCGTGAAGTTCATACGGCTTATCTGCTACAACGCTAAGAAAATCTTCCAAGTCTGCGATCCTGTGAGGGATCGTAAGGCGAAAGAGGCTTATGTTGCAGTAGACGACAGTCTCAGAAGACTGCCAAAGTTCTTGCAAGAGAAGACACAAACGCTTAACAACGTCTGTAAACGGTTTTTACCGTTTGTAGAAGCTGGATTCGTTCGTGCGATCGACGATGAGTCGGTCCTTCCTCGGCACGGACCAGGCGCCACTGCTGATAAGGCATGGGCGAATGGTAAGTACCGTGGTCGCTCCTTTTACAAGAGGTGGGATGATTTGTTGAGCTGGGAACATCTGTACGGTTTTTCAACCGTGCACCAGTCCAACAGAGAGGTTACGTTACCTAAGGACGAGCTACCTGTTAAGGTTGTCTCTGTCCCTAAGACAATGAAGACCTCACGCATTATCTGCGTTGAACCAACTGCTATGCAGTCAGCTCAACAACTGACTGCTGCGCGATTGGTAAAGAGTCTTCGTTGGGCAGGTAGGCAGAAGAAGGTCTTCCCTAGTGGGAAGTCCTTGTATCATCATCTTAACTTTCATGACCAGACCTTCAATCAGAAGGCTGCTCTAAAAGGATCGATGGATGGTAGCCTAGCTACTATCGACCTCTCCGAGGCGTCTGACAGAGTTAGCGTAAAGCTAGTCTCTCTCATATTCCGACATAGTCCGATACTCTTGCGACACCTTTATGGGTTTCGTTCGACTCGTGCTATGATGCAAGATGGACGAATAATCCATCTTCGGAAGTACGCATCGATGGGTTC